TCAACGGCGATAGTCACAACGAACTTGACGGTATGCGGAACCACCACGCTGTCTGGACAGGTGATGATCGCAAACCTCTCGGCGATGAATACTATAGTTCCAGCTGGAGGAAGGCTCAGCGTGTCTGGTGCTACAACCCTATCAGGGGTTACTCTAAACGTACTGAACGGAGTGAGTTGGCCTGCTACGACAGGAAGTGCGAATCAGCAGCTGGTGATGAACCAGGCAGGGACAGCAGCTGTATGGGCAGCTCCTGGAGTAGCTGACGCAGCCCTGTGGTCGTGCAACAATGCTGTACGGACGGTGAATATGGCTGGGTTTGGTCTCACGGGTCTATCCTCCATCAATGGACTTATAACAACAATTTGCTCGGTAACCAACCAGATCGGTATTGGAGCTAATCTTCTCACGAACAATACGGCGATGTATGTGGTAGCCTTCGGGAATGGTGCAGGCAGTAATGCGGCCGCGAACTCAACATGGTCTAACTGCGTATATTTGGGCGCACAACCAGCTGCTGGAACACCTGCGAACGGCTCTGACACATTCCTGCTCTACTCCACGACTGCTGGGGTCCCAGCTCTTCAGGTGAACATGGCTAACAGGCAACTTGGTGTGGGTATGGTTCCCTCCAATGCTCTTGATGTCACGGGAGCAGCCCGTATCAGCAGTACCCTCACCTCGATTGGCAATGTGACGATCGGCACGATTCCTTCTCCTAGCAACTACAGTCTGAACATCAATGGAGCGACAACAACGGGTATGATTGCGTTTTACAATACTGCTACTACCCCTCGACCCCAGTTTGGCATTGGATTTGATAAGGCTGCTGGCGGTCTAGCCATCAAGGCCAATAGCGGAGGTGAAGATTTCACAGGAACAGCGATGTTTATGAAACCAGATGGCAGAATAGGTCTTGGAATGATTGATCCAGCACACCTGCTCGATGTAGCGGGCCAGATCAACGCGACCACCGCAGTTTCAACACCATCACTTGCGGTCTCAACATCTACCAGTCTCACTGGAACACTCACCCTCCGCTCAATTGCGTCGGTATCGTATACAACCTTGAACCGTGTCCTGTCCTACAATTCCACAACGGGAGCGGTGACCCAGAGCACCCTGAATCTCGGGACGCTCGGGGCTGCGGACTCCAATACCATGAACGCAAACTGGGTAACCTCGGGCGGTGGAACCATTACGTGGAACGCAACAACACGAGTCGTTTCAGGAACTGCTCGTCTGCTCGCTATTCCAGTCAACAACGCACTTTCTACGGACGGCGCTCTAACTATTGCGAACAACTTATGGACCATTACGATGCTGGAGTATTCGGCGACATACTGGGTCCCCAATTCAGTTCCGACAAGTTCTACTGTGGCGGGAAGTTTTAAGAATGTAGAGTATCGAGACATCGCAGATCAGGTAACCTCAAACTGGGTATTCATTTGCGAAACTAACGCTGATTATGGCACATTGAAATGGGGTCCTGGATTCATCACTATCCCTTCGGGCGGCGTCTACAATTCACAGACAGGTGGAATGTCGTGGAATGTTCTAGCTACGGCAACGAATATTGCTCTCGGGTCCAATTCATCCATTACAGGAACCAGATCTATTGTGATCGGCTCCAACGCAGCCTCTAGGGTCGCGGCCAGTAATGTTATCGCTATAGGAACTAACGCGGGAAGCAATCTCCCCACTCTCTCAAACAATATCTATATTGGCAGCAACGCAGGATACAATCCTACAACAGCCAATACTCTTGTGGTCCAGTCAACATCAGCCACAGCTCCCACTCTCCAGGCAGATCTCGCGAATCGTCGGCTTGGTGTAGGTATGGTTCCGTCCAATGCCCTGGATGTATCAGGAACCATTCGGTCATCTGGACCAGTGATTTCTACACTCAATGTCGCAGGAATTACATCGGGAACATCTATCACGCTGACAACTGATAATGCAACAACCTATTACAGTCTGACAACAACAACAGGGACCACGCTCACACTCACTCTCCCTGCAACACCTCCTCCTCAGGGAACATACTGGGTTCTCAAGAACAATGCTGCAGTGAACTATACCTTCACAACCACGTCTACGAACGGAGTATTTAATGCAGGAAGTAATTCCTATTACCTCCAGGCAGGTATTGGTATTACACTCGCATACTCTGGAACTTTAGTCAACGGATTTCCTGCGTATTACACGTTATAATCCCCTCCCACCCCAACACAATATAATGCAAATCTACGACACAAGAAGCGTCATAGATTTTCAAACATTTACGTTTTCGGGTCACGCCCGTAAACTCGCGAACAAATCACTTCTTCAAAGCATTCAGTTGGGTCATGCCGATTATGCGTGTTACTGGACTCTCGAACTCCTGTGTTCAGGTCTCGTGCATTCGATGTGGGCCACATTCTTTGAAGCAGCATCGCTTTATATTCACCGCTCTTGTCCCAACGTGTTCACATACCTCGTTTCCCAGTACGAACGATTCGTCGAAATTGAGCAGATGTACACACTTCACACCATGACAGAGATTCGTAATCGTGATGATGCACGTCTCCTAGTCTGTGAAGTTGCTGTGGTCCTAGCTACGGCAAAAAAACAGAAGACGATTACGTTGCCAACGATCAAGGCCGAACACGATTTCTTACCCGAAACCGTCAGGGAAAACCTGCGGGCGACCTCGCAGATGGTGAGCGCTCCCTTCTTGAAAGCTGATGATCCGTTTGAACTCAAGATTCCCTTTAACGAGTTCTGTTTTTCTATTCAGACCCGTGATACCCAGCGGGCGTTTTACTGGCTTTCATGGATTCTGGTATATGCTCGTGAACAGAAGAAGCGCACAAAGCAGGCCGTTGTGGTTGCGGAACGGAAGAGTCCATACTATTCATCCAAGTACGCGAAACATCTTATCTGGATGATATGGGATGTCGTGAACGCCCAGAGCAATACGTATGTCGAAGCGCTGTTCAAGCTGTATACGCTACGATGGGAACCAGGAACTTCGCGAGCAAAACAGACGTTCCTGTTAACAGCTATTCTGTTTGTGACTGAACCCGTAGATTCCCGTGAACCTGCTAAGAGAGACGAAGCCGCGATCCCGCCGATGCTGGCAAAAATTCCCCAGCTGCTGGAAACGATACAGGCTACGCGCAATACTTTCCAAGCTAGAGAATAAGAATATAATGGCTGGCCCCACTGCTGCACAGAAACTCCAGATCTCGGCATTCCAGGGTCTTCTATTTTACATCCTGGCCAACCCTATTACGTTTCGCGTGATGGACGGTCTTATAACATCTATGACAGGGCCGTATACCACGTTCCGCATCTTTGAGAACGGACTGCCAACAGGGTTCGGTCTCCTTCTCCATTCTTTCGTGTTTTTCGCGGTCACTCTGGGTCTCATGTACGTTTAGTTTAAACGTAACGCGCTTACCTATACAAATGTACCGTATCACGAAGTTGGGAATGGTCTACATGAAACCCACGATTTCGTATACAACTAGTTTTCTTTGGTGTGGAACCCAGTGTTTGAATCCACACGAAAGGACGTGCCGAATCCTTCATCCTCAGTCGGACGGATCGGTAAAAATTGAGTTGTTTCCGTATCCCAATGTTTTGGATCGGATCGATTCTAAGGAGGAGGTCGTGGTGCAAAAGTATGCGGACGGTTCTTTTTCTGAGAACGATGATCTGTTTACACCTTCTTCGCCTTCGCAGACGAAAACCACGACGGACAGCACTTCTTCACCTCGGCCAGTGCAACGTTCGCAACCTTCCCGAGTTCGGCCTTCACGAGCTTAACAGCCTCAATGACATAGGGAAGCGCAACATCGCACCATGTGACAAGCTGCGTCTTCTGCTCATCGGACAGGGGGGACTCGCGAATGGCCTTCTTCACCTCTTCCACAATAAACTTCGCCTTGTCCTCGTCCGAGCGGTCGGCGAGGATCTCTACCTCGGCGATCTTCTGAATAACAAACTTCACAAGATCAGACTTATTGGCAAAGTCGATAACGGCAGCCTTCACTACCGCCACCGCCACTACCTCTGTAGCAGGAGCAGGAGCAGGAGCAGGAGCAGGAGCAGGAGCAGAATCAACAGGCACAGTGGCTTCGGGAGCAGGATCGGACGACATCGTGCTTGTGTTTAATTTTAGGTCTTACAAAACTTTCAATAGAATAACTCAGCACTGCATGGAGATCTCTGATATCGTGTATCTCGCATTTTCAACAATTATGGTCGTCGTGATTCTTCATGTGGGCGTGTTCTGGGTGTCTCGCCTCATCCAGCCGCCCAAGCCAAAGATCGTCTATGTCGATCGTGCACCCCCTATTATTCCAGAGGTCGTGTCGGCTCCTATCCTCCCAACTCCGCCGCCGCCTGTATCCCCACCACCTCAGTCACAGGTCCAGCCCCAGCCTCAGTCCTCTATGGCTCGCGAGATGCCCCAGGTCATGAGTGTTCCAACCTACGACATGCCGCCCCCGATTGTTCAGTCCAACAAGCCTCAGGGTATGGCGGCATCTCCAACCTATGATATGCCCCAGCCAAACAAGCCCAATACTGCTGGTCTCCCTCCCCCGATCGAAACACGAGACGTAGATCGTGTAGGATTCTCGGGAGGGAAGGCGGCGCCGCCACAGTAGGCGTTTTCACAGTGTGCGGTATACTAGGTAATGAATCGCTTGAAGACCCTGTATAAGTGGGACCCCGCTGTCCGCTTAACCCGTCAAGGGAAAGTCGGGAACTATTCGGTGAAAGCTCCTCAGGGAGGAGGGATTCCAGGATGGTTGTGCCTGACCCGTGATGAACACTCGAAGCCAATCGCTCTCTGGGTTCCCAGGAAGGAGAATGCTGTTGCCCAATCTGTTCGGCTCGTATGGGACGAACGATGTTTTGAGGATACGATTCTTCGTGTTGAGTATACACCTACGCATGTGTTTCTAGCAGATGCGTGGATGCTGAATGGAACCCCTTTGTTTATGAATACCACATTCGGTGCGAGACAAATTATATTGAAATCTATTTTTGCACTCCATACATCCTGTCCTGAATTTGAGACGCGGGCTATCCGTCTTCGCGATGATATCACCGATATTCGGGGTTACGAATATTACAGTAATATGGAGGGTGAGAAAGGTGTGTTTGCCGAATGCAAGAAAAAAGAAGAGGAAACCTTGAAGTATGAGATTGTGGCCACAGATATTCCTGACGTCTACAAGGTTGCTGATGTAGGGTATCTTCGAGTCAGGACAATGGCTCTTTCCAAAACCCTGAGATCATTTGGCAGAGTGTTTGCCCTAGAGTGCGTTCAGAACGATGATGGGACGTGGACGCCAGTAATAGATTCTCCTACCAATACAAATGGCTCGTAAACTCCACACTACAAAGAAAGTGAAGAAGGCTGGTCGTCGCCATCGCCGTCATGCACTCACCAAGAAGGGAGGCGGATATGGCTTTGGCGGCTCCGTCCTCTCGAGTGTCGGTGGCCCCAATGCTGGAAACGCGCTCTGGGACTCGGACACGGCGAAAGATTGTGGAGTAGGTGATCGTGGCGGAAACAATACGCTCGCAGGTGGTCGTCGTCGTCGCCGTTCCTCCAAGAAGACGGCAGGACGTCGTCGTAAGCATCGTGGAGGCACGCTGGCCCTCCAGCAGCCCCGTGCGGGGTACACGTTCAACGGAAGCGGTGTCGCAGGAACAGCCGACACTGTTCCCATTGGAAGCACCGTGACCTCTGTATGATATAAATATCTTTGAGTGAATTAATGAAGGCGAACGTAGATACAGCCGTAGCAGCTCTACTCCTCTTAATCTCCATCGTATTCCTTGTTCAACGTCGTGTAGGGTACTTGGCCGTCTGGCTGCTCCTGATCACGGTGGTTATTGGATACGGAGTTCGTATACCTCTTACTGTTGCCGTAACCCTTGGTATTGCCACGGTTGCCGCTGTTGTGCTTTTGTCTGGACAGGCCATTCGTGAAGGGTACGAGAACCCCAATGAGTCAGAGGACAAGAAAGACGAGAAGAAAAAGAAGTCCGAGCCGAAGCCTCATTCGTCATCTAAGAGCGATAAGGCGGAGGAGAATACTATGGACGCCCACCTTGATGCGGGAACGACCATACTACATGCTTTCCAGAAACTGAACCCTGAACAGGTTTTGCAGATGCGTGATGATACAAAGGAACTGATGGAGACCCAGCACCAGCTGATGGAGACGCTTTCGTCGCTCGGTCCGCAGGTGAAGCAGGGTGCGGAATTAGTGAAGAGTTTCCAGGGAATGTTTGGCGGAAACCTAACAGACGTCCTGAAGGAGTGAAGCACCAGCCGCATACTTGAAATATTGATGCCCAGGTTCCTTTGACCGAATATCGAGCAGAGGAACTCCAAAGGCGTGGGTAAGAATCTTCCAGACAAAAATCGTTGTGCCGAGATTGTAGTGTTCTACAACCTCGCTCCAGCGCTGAATGGCAGCCACGAGAACTTGTATGGAGGATGCGATATACCATGCCAATGTGGTAAACGACATATCGTGGGTACCGCCAAAGTAAGTATACAGACTCGGGAATCCAAGATAACATACCCAGAAAAGAACATGACCAATCGGCTGAATCAGAATGGTCGCATACGTCATTGCATACTCGAGAAAATTAGGAGACCACAGACTCTTTTCCAGAGCTATGTATTTCCAAACCACCGAGCCGTGGTTTGGATGTTCAATCATCCTTCGTAGAGGTAGACGGCTGATCCTCTGGGGCGGGAGGGTCATCAATTACAATACCGTTCGCAGGAAATTCCACCGTCTCAAACGTCTTGGGGTTGATGTAGTACCACGTCTTGCCCTCAGATGCAGGCAGGAGGGCAGTGAGAACTTCGGGGGTCACGTGGTTATCGTATGCGATAAGACAGTTCAGTTCCTCTGTGCAGTCTGTTAGATGCTCAACATCCTCACCGAACCCGATATACAGCCACGGAGGAGGCGGAGCAATAAACAGTTCAGCAAGTTTGTATGGTGCGCGCCATTGGTGTCCGTCCGTCCAATGAATGGCAATCTTGTGAACCTGGTGAAATCCAAGTGTCTTGCGAACATCGTGCAGAATAAAATTGCTGTCTCCACTACCAATGTCTAGTTCATGATACTCTGAGACAGAGATTTTGCAACCATCCCTGTCATGTACAGACCATGCCATCGTCTCATACGTAGGATTCCGCCCATACACACAGACCTCAACTGTGTAGTAAAGATTGACGACTGCATGAAGAATCCATGAACCAACCGTCTCAATAGCATCTTCAAAGCGAGGCATTTCTATACTATAAACATCTACGCCGTAAAACCCTCGATCATCGCACGGTCGAGCTGCAGTCCAATAGCAATCGAGGTTCCCAGGGCTGTAACAATGAACGGCATCGCCATCAGGAACCACGCAACAATGCCGAGGTTGAGGCGGCACAGCAGGTCGAGAATGAATACCGTGGCACCGCCAAAAACAAGCTTTGTCGCAGCCGTCACGAAAGCGAAATCTGCGACATCGAGACCGAGCTGAACGGCAACGAACAGAGCATATAGAAGTGCAGGGGGGCACAGTCCATCGATAAATTTCATTTTCGTGCTTTATGTAGTATACATAAAATATGAGCAGCCAAGTTGAACAGATTATGATGTACACGGGAGCGTCGCAG